CGATTGCCATGGGTTTCTCGATCACGGAAGAGGCCATGGAGGACAACCTCTATGACCAACTCTCTGCTCGTTACACCAAGGCTCTCGCCCGTGGTATGGCGAACACGAAGCAGGTCAAGGCTGCTGCTCTCCTGAACAATGGCTTCACGACCTTCCAGTCTGGCGACGGTGTGACGCTGTTCAGCACGGCCCACCCGCTCGTCTCTGGTGGCACGAATGCCAACCGCCCGACCGTCGGTGCCGACCTCAATGAGACCTCGCTCGAAGACGCGATCATTGCGATTGCGAACTTCGTTGACGAGCGTGGCCTCCTCATTGCGGCTCGTCCCCGTCGTCTCGTTGTTCCGTCGCAGTTGATGTTCGTTGCCGAGCGCCTCATGGAGACCACTCTCCGTACGGCGACTGCCGACAACGATATCAACGCGATCCGTAACATGGGCGCTATCCCGGAAGGCTACGCTGTCAATCACTATCTGACTGACACGAACGCCTTCTTCATCGTCACCGACATCCCGAACGGCATGAAGCACTTCGTCCGTACGCCGATGTCCACGTCGATGGATGGCGACTTCGATACGGGCAACGTCCGATACAAGGCTCGCGAGCGTTATTCGTTCGGTGTCTCGGACCCGCTCGGTATCTATGGATCTCCGGGTTCGGCCTGATATATACTCAGGCTGTCCCTAGAGAGAGATAGGCTAGCAAGTGGGGGTTACAGGCTTAAAAAACCTGTAGCCCCTTTTTTATTGCGCGTTTAAATCTGCAGGTGTATAAGGTATTTATTCGGGAAAAATCCGCATACCAGACAGGCCCGACTGACGACATGCAGACTGGTATGCACTACTCGCATGTGAGGAATTGAAATGGCTCGTACAACTTTTTCCGGCCCGGTCGCTTCGGACAATGGCTTCGAAGGTGATGTGGTTGGTAACGTCTCTGCTACCCTTGTGACCGCGACAACCCTTGTCATCGGCACCACAACTTTTACCAGCGGTTCTGTTTCTGGAACGGTGTCGGCTCAGATTGGTTATATCCCGGTCAAAGTGGGCAGCACAGTCAAGTACATCGCGTTGTACAGCAGCCTGACTCCGTAAGATTTCGTAGGGGGCGAAAGCCCCCTTAACCTAATGGAGATCAAGCATGCAATACGATGTATGGGCAGTAACGCCCGGAACTGACGATGACTACTTTTTTGCCTCTGGTTCAGCCAGCGGCACCTTGAGTCTGTTGGCCAACGATGTTGGTTTAAACGGAACTGGATACAAACTCTCTATCACCTCAAGCGGTGCGGATGCCGACAAAACCTTCACCGTGAGCGGTGTCAAGGTTGGCGCGGTCGGCTACGACGGCGTGGTAACCGAGACGGTAACCGGCCCGAGTGCAGGCGTGGTGTATTCCACGAACTACTACACCCGGATCAACTCGGTTGCGATCAGCGCCACTTCGACTGGGAACATCAAACTCGGTTACGGCGGTGATCTGGCGTTCCCACGAACCCGTATCAAGGGCGTGTACTTCGTCACCAATAGCGCGGCGGGTTCCATCACCTTCACGGCCAAGCCTAGCAATAAAACATTGCTGACGTTGGCTACCCCGAGTGGTGTCTTGACTCAAGACATGATCATTCCGGGAGAGGGAATCCTGACCACCAAGAGCGGTAGCGGAAGCACGGACTTCGCCATCTTGACCACCAGTAATGTGACTTCGGTCACCGTTGTTTGCGGGTGATGTATGGCAAAGAGTCCTGCTTGGCAGCGCAAGGAAGGTAAGAACCCAAAAGGCGGTTTAAATGCCGCCGGACGGGCTTCTTATAACAGGGCTAATCCGGGAAAGCCGGGATTGAAGCCGCCCCAGCCTGAAGGGGGTCCGCGAAGAGATTCATTTTGTGCCCGGATGAAAGGCATGAAAAGGAAACTCACTAGCAAAAAAACAGCGAATGATCCCAATTCCCGTATCAACAAATCACTTCGGGCATGGAACTGCTAACCCATGGAAATGATGGTTTGGAACATGATCTTGACGTTCATCGTCGCGATCTTAGGTTGGGTTGTGAAAGAGAAGTTTGGTGAGATTCAACGTCTCGGAATCCTCCTCAACAAAACCCGCGAAGAGGTGGCAAGAGATCATGTGACTCGCGCTGAAGTTCGCGCAGATAACCAAGCCCTGATGGATCGTTTAGATCGTTTGGAACAAAAGATAGATCGAATCGCAACCAACGTACTTTCAGGTAATAACCGTGGCTAAAGCAAAGAGCAAAGTTAACGCAGCCGGAAACTACACCAAGCCCGAGATGCGAAAGAAACTGTTTAACCAGATCAAGGGCGCTGCTGTACAGGGAACCAAGGCTGGGCAGTGGTCGGCTCGTAAGGCGCAGTTGTTAGCCAAGCGATACAAGGAGAAGGGCGGTGGCTATCGGGATTAGGCTGCTTGTCATAACCTTGGTTGGTTTGGTCGGATGTGAGAGCCGGTATCGGTATCCTTGCCAAGATCCAGCCAACTGGGGAACAGAGGCTTGTTTGCCGCCGATATGCTCCGCTGATGGATCTTGTACCGAAATGACGCTGAGGCAATCAAAGTGCGAGTAGATCCTCAACTAGATACGTTACTTCGATTTATCGTTGGGATTACTCTTGCGGTGACGTTGTTGATTATCATTGTTGCGGTTCTCTACTCTCTTATTTTTGTAACTCAACCGATTGATGCACAAGCACCGAATGACGCTGAGTTTTTCAAATTGATCAACCCGATTGCGACCTTTTTGGTTGGCACTTTGTCGGGGATTATGATTGGAACGAAGCATAGTAAGGACAACGAATGAAAGCCCCGCAACAGTCCTTGAAGGCGTGGACAGCGCAAAAGTGGAGAACGAAGAGTGGTAAGCCATCTAGTAAAACGGGCGAAAGATATCTTCCAGAGGCTGCGATCAAGGCTCTCAGCCCTGCTGAGTACGCCCGAACAACCGCAGCCAAGCGTCGAGGAAAAGCCCAAGGAAAGCAGTTTGTACAGCAACCCAAAGGAATTGCTGAAAAGACGCGCAGTTTCCGCCAAAAAGGCAAAGGCTAAGAGGAAAAGATAATGGCAATGTCCAGAGCAAATATGAGTCAGCAGATCACCAAACCCGGCCAGAAGAAGAAGGTCGCAACGGTGATGCGCGAATTCAAGAAGGGCAAACTTCATTCTGGAAAGGATGGCCCGGTTGTTGAGAATCCTAAGCAGGCAATCGCTATTGCGCTTTCTGAGGCCAGCAAGGTCAAGAAGGCGGTTGGCGGTCGTATTGATGGCTGCGCGATGCGCGGCTTAACGAGGGGCTAATCATGATGAGAGGCAAAGGACTTCTTTCTGCTCTGATGGGCAAGAAGATGGGCATGAACGGCAAAGACTCCAGCGTTTCCATCACTATCGAAAAAGAGATGGAAGATAAGGAAGGGATGGCCGAAGGCGGTGGTTTGAAAATGGTCGAGAAGGATGGCCAGAAGGTCCCATTCTTTGCGGCTGACGGAAAGGGCAAGATGGCTGGCGGCGGCATGCTCGGTTACAAGAAAGGCGGTCGCATTGACGGTTGTGCCATCAAGGGCAAGACCAAGGGCACCTACCGGTAATGGCTACCAGCGGCACAGCGACATTCAATCCAGACTTCGCGGAGATCGTCGAAGAGGCATACGAACGCGCTGGGCTGGAACTGCGGACAGGTTATGACCTGAGGACCGCTCGTCGCTCCATGAACTTCATGGCGCAGGAATGGCAGAACCGGGGCATTAACCTGTGGACGGTGGAGACAAGTTCCCAAGTTCTGACTGCGGGTGACTATACCTACACCATGCCTGCAGACACCATCGATCTGATCGAACATCAACTTCGTATCTACGACGGCAACACCACACAGCAAGCGGACTACAGTCTGGCCCGTATCTCGGTGTCGGACTACGCCATGCTCAACAACAAGTTGACGCAAGGCCGACCGCTGCAGATCTATGTGGATCGCCAGCGTGACGCGCCGATTGTGTATCTGTGGCCAGTCCCGGATAATGTCCAGACCTACACCTTGGTGTACTGGTACATCCGTCGCATCCAAGATGTGGGTTCCGGCGGTGCCAATACCATGGACGTGCCAGCCCGGTTCCTGCCATGTCTAGTGGCTGGACTCGCTTACTACATCGCCATGAAGAAGCCCGAGGCTGCGGATAGGATTCCGTTGCTCAAGTCGGAGTACGAGGCTCAGTTTGAATTGGCGGCAGGCGAAGATCGTGACAAGGCGGCTTCCAGATTCCTACCGTACATATCGAGTGTGACCGGCGGGTTCTGATATGAGCCAACCGTTCTCATCTGGCAAACATGCAATTGGATTCTGCGACCGATGTGGATTTCAGTTCAAACTGCATGACTTGCGGAAGGACATCTTCGACCAGATTTGGACGGGGAACCTTGTCTGCGATATTTGCTTGGATGTGGACCAGCCGCAGTTGCAGTTGGGCAAGATCCCCATGGATGACCCTCAGGCGCTCAAGAATGCGCGGCCTGACCAGTCTCTCATTGAGAGCCGGGACATCTACTGGGGATGGAACCCGGTGGGCGGCGGACAGGCTTATGATGATCCATTGACCCCGAACACCCTTGTGGCGGCTGGGGCTGTGGGAACCGTGACGGTATCAACATGAACTATTCACAACTTTCGACACAGATTCAGGAATACGTCCAATCGACGGAAACGTCCTTTGTGGCCAATATCCCGAACTTCGTTCAGTTGGCCGAAGAGCGGATCTACAACACCGTTCAAATTCCAGCACTGAGACAGAACTCGACGGCCACGGCTTCTATTGGGAACCAGTACATGGCTCTCCCTTCAGACTGGCTATCGACGTTCTCGTTGGCGGCGATTCATCCGACCACCAATGTGTACACATATCTTCTGAATAAAGACGTGAACTTTATCCGGGAGTGCTACACGACTTCAGCGACCCAAGGATTACCCCAGTACTACGCAATCTGGGATGACGACACCATGATTCTGGGTCCAACCCCGGATCTCGCGTACACCTTGGAACTGCACTACTACTACTATCCGTCGTCGATTGTGGACGTTGGAACGTCTTGGCTCGGAACCAACTTCGAAACGGTTCTGCTCTACGGATCACTCCGCGAGGCTTACACCTACTTGAAGGGTGAGCAGGACATGATGAATTACTACGAGCAGAAGTATCAGGAGGCTCTCGGCCAGTTAAAGAGACTGGGCGATGGCTTGGATAGACAGGATGCCTATCGTTCTGGTCAGGCTAGGATTCCGGTCACATCATGAATTTTACGGCGACATCTGAACTGGGGCAGGTATTCGTTCAGACCACGGACCATCGTGGTCACACGGTCGAGGAAATCGCGGAACGTGCTGCCAATCGATTGCTATCGGTGGATAACAAAGAAGCGTTTAACCACCATTTGTTAAAGTATCTTCGCGAGGCTCAATCAGCCGAACGAAAGACGATATGCAAAAAATTGCATGACAAGGGCTATGCGGAAATCGCACACTTAATTGGAGACCTCTAATGGCTATTTCTCAAGCAATGGTGACTTCGTTCAAGGTGGAAATCTTGAACGGTATTCACGCATTTGGATCGGCGGTGATCCGCGCTTCTGCGGCCCCTGATGTGTTCATGCTTGCGCTGTACACGTCTTCGGCCACGCTAGATGCTACGACCACGGCTTACACGGTGACGGACGAAGTGTCGTCTTCGGGAACCAACTACCCGGCTGGCGGTTCGACGCTGACGGTATCGCAGGTTCCGACCTCCACCAGCACGACGGCTTGGTTGGACTTCGATGACCTGACGTTCCCGTCTGCCACGTTGACGGCTCGGGGCGCTTTGATCTACAACCTGACTCAAAGCAACAAGGCTGTGGCGGTGTTGGATTTCGGCAGTGACAAGACTTCAACTGCTGGTAACTTCACCATCCAGTTCCCGACCGCCAACTCTACGTCCGCCATTCTCCGTATTGCTTAACGGAGGCCGTTAAATGGCCCTCGTACTTGCGGATCGCGTCCTAGAGACTTCTACTACTTCTGGTAGTGGAACCATATCGCTTGCCGGTGCGAGTGTCGGCTATCAAGGCTTTTCGACCGGTGTTGGTGATGGGAACCAGACCTACTACACCATCGCTCTTGAAGGCGGTGCTGAATGGGAAGTGGGCATTGGTACCTACACTTCTGTAGGTGACACTTTATCCCGCGATACGGTTTTAGCCTCTAGTGCAGGCGGTCCTAAAGTTACATTCTCCGCAGGACTCAAGCAGGTCTTTGTTACCTACCCTGCTGGCAAGTCTGTGTTCTTTGGCGAGTCGGGAAACATCAGTGTTTCGTCTGGAAAAATTACAGATCTTGCGACACCGACTGTGGCTGCGGATGCGGTCAATAAGCAGTACGTTGATGATCTTGTAGCGAGTGGTATTACCTATCACACGCCTGTGAAATACGAGGTGCCGGATACCACGGGCAACCTCAATGCGACCTACAACAACGGTACATCCGGTGTTAGCGCCACGCTGACTAATTCAGGCTCTTTGGTGGTCTTTACGCCAGATGGCACAGCCGCATCACTCAATGATCGCATCTTGATCTACAACCAAACGAACGCTTACGAAAACGGCGTTTACACGGTCAAGACGGTAGGTGATGGCTCAACCGCATGGGTATTGATGCGGGCCACGGATGCGGATACCTACGCACTTAAAAGTCCAAACGGACTGGGTGAAGGCGATGCGTTCTTCATCACTTCGGGTAACACCGGAGCAGGTGAAACCTACGTCTGCAATACGACCGGGGTTATTACTTTCGGTTCAACGAGCATCAGTTTCGTCCAAGTTTCCGCCACGCAGATTTATGCCGGAGGGAACGGGATTGATATCAGTGGTCCAACGATTTCGTTGGTCAGTCCGGTCACGGTGGCTAATGGCGGCACTGGGCTAACGACAGCCCCAACAAACGGCCAGTTATTGACGGGTAACGGCACAGGTTACAGTTTAAACACGCTTCATTCGGGTACCGGGATCAGCATTGCCAATGCACCGGGTTCCATCACTATTACGAACTCTGCACCGGATCAGACGGTCACTATCTCTGCGGGAACCAATATCACCGTTGACGGTGGATATCCAAGTTTTACTATTTCGTCTTCGGCTGGGGCCAGCGGTCCTGTCCT